TCTGACGGTTGAGCTAATCGACGCCGGCATCGACCCGCTCGCCCTCGCCCGAGTGCATGCAACACCGACCGAGGCGATCGGTTCCTCGGTTTCGGTTCCGGTTCCGGTTCCGGTTCCGGTTCCGGTGACGGTTCCGGTGACGGTGAATAAAAATCACAAGGAGTCAGCTTGAAGCAAACCTACACGGAATACCTACGATGCGAATTTACTGATACTGAAATCGCCGAAGCCGCCAAAGAGCTCGCCCGTGCCAATTCGCGCAAGGCGTCCATAGAGCAGCAGAAAAAGGACGTTGATGCCCAACTCAAGAGCGAGATCGTTGCTCAAGAAACCATAATCGGCAGGCTGGCCGCTCAAATCAATACCGGGTCCGAATACCGGAACATTGAGTGCCGGCTGGAACTCGATACGCCGGAGCCGGGAAAGAAACGGGTCATCCGGCTGGACACCGGCGAAGAGGTGTCCGTCAAGCCGATGAACGACTCAGACCGCCAGATGGTACTGGACCTACAATCGCAAGCGGAGGCCGCCGAGGCCGAAGCGGCGAAGGCCAAAGAGCCTATCGTTCCGCCCGCGCCGTACGTGCCACGCCTGGACGCGCCGATGCAGGTTGGCGAGGGTATTGATGTGGTGTTGGAATTCGACCCAGCAAACAAGGGCGGCGATAGTATCGAAAATCAGGCACCTCTTGGCCCTACGCTCGCTCCAGCACGAACGCAGGGCGGGACGCATCAGAAGGGCGCGAAGGGCCGCAAGCCACGCAATCAGGCCGCCGAGAGCTTCGCGGACGGCAGCGGAGCGAACGAGCAAGAGTTCACGCCGGAGGAAGGATCGGAATGAATTGGTCAGAAGAAGACTTGGCCGCACACTACGCCAAGCTCAAGCAGCCACAGCCGGGGGCGGAAACGCCCCTTCCTGCGAGCGACAAGAGCGAGGCTAACATACAGCAAGAGTGCGTGAAGCTCATGCAGGAGGACGGCTGGCGAGCGTTGCGGACTGACCCCGTGAGCAATCGAAGTAAGGCGAAAGGATTTGGAGAGTTGGGGATGGCTGACTATCAGTTCACGAGGCCATTCTATCGCCACAACGACGACTCCGATACTCGGCGCATGAACACATGCAACAGGGCGGCAACTCAGACAGTCTGGGCAGAGTTCAAGGCCCGCAAGGGAAACGTGGCCAGTCACCAGACTGACTGGCACAACAAAGAACGGGCGCGCGGATTTCTGACTATCATTGCCAGCGTAGACTTCCCGGCATCGGTCGAAGGATTTAGAAATTGGTATGAAAAGTCCGGCCTCATGCGGCGCATGAGGTGGTGGTAATGATGGCAATCTGCGCTAGCTGTGGTATCGCCCACGCCTCCGAATCTCAGGCTGATATCACTCACCAGGCCATGGCCGACGTGCGCGCCTGGTTCCGCGATCAGGTTCTCGCGGGGCGCGAGCCGATTCAGAAACCGAGCATGCGGCCGGCGAATGTGCAGCCTGTCGGCGGACCATTGGAGAAACCGTGACCCCTGATGAGGCAGCCCGCGCACTCGAAGCTATCTACTCGCGCATCCCTTCCGTGCCATGCAAGCGGCTCTGTAGCGAGTGCTGCGGGCCTATCTCGATGGAGGTGATCGAATACGCTTACATCTTCGGCAAGCAGCCCGCGCCGCGAGAATTCGAGATGTTTGGCCGCACGCCGATGGTCATCAATCCGGTGACCGGCGACTGCCCGAAGCTGTCTCGCGATGGGGCTTGTATGGTCTACGATAGGCGACCGGCTATATGCAGGCTGTGGGGCGCGGTGAAGGCAATGGCGTGCCCGTTCGGATGCGAGCCGGAGCGATGGCTATCGGACAACGAGGCTAACGCGATACTGCGACAGGTTGAGTCGCTGGACAAGGTCGCAAGGAGCATCAAGCCATGAACGTCATGCAACTCGCCATCGCCCGCAGCGCGCGACAGATGGCCGATAGGGTCGCTGCGGGTACCGTTACCACGCGCGCTGACAAACTGGCTGCCGTGTGGCTATTCGATCAAGTCGCGCGGTACGCGGCTAAACTTACGCATACCGAATTTCTGGCCTCAGCAGCTGCATTTGAGCCCATCTTTGCAATCGCCGAACGCATCGAATCCTGGCACATCTACACCGAGTAACCGCACGACTCTCGGCGGTATCCCCTGGCGGAAACGGGCTGCATGTTGTGGCGCGCACGCACCATTTAAACCTTGCATGGTCCGCTGTGTGGGACCATAATTGAATCTGTCGGGCGCACCTTCAGGACTGATCCCCTGTTGGCCGAACAGAACGCGGACCACGGGCCGGAGTCCTATATCTGGCCCCCCGCTAACCCCATAGGAGGGGCGAATTGACGCTAGAATTTGGCAAACATCGCGGTTCCGATATCCGGGACGTTCCACTCGAATACCTTGAATGGCTCCTCGCTTCGACGCGGAAAACCGTAATCGAAATAGAGAACGAGCTAAAGATGCGCTAAATGGAAGATGAGCAAGACGCTTCCTGGCTTGAGCGCATTATCAAAACTGGATACAAGACACTATCCAAGCAGCATCATCCTGACATAGGCGGTCGCGCCGATGACATGCGCGAACTTAACGCAGCTTACGCCATTCTGGCAGATAGGCTAGGTACCCGCAGATGAAGCGTGAGGCCATCGGCCACACCAAAATGAAACGGCTCTGCCGTCGTATGGATATACCGCTTTGGCAGGCGGTAGGGCTCCTTGAAAGCATATGGAACCTCACCGCCCGCGAGTGTCCTAGGGGCGACATTGGGCGTTTATCCAACGAGGATATCGCCATCGGGATAGATTTCCGGGGAGATGAATCCGCGATGATGGATAGCCTTGCGCATGTTGGCTTTCTTGATCGGCACATCGATCACCGATTCGTGATTCACGACTGGAGCGAACATTGTGATGATGCTGTAAATATGAGGCTCGCACGCTCTCGAACGTTCTTCGCGTCAGGTAAGCCGCCCAAGACGAATCGCCTGCCTAAGTGGGAAAGAGAGGAGGCCGATGCGTTTTTTTCTGACGTATCAAACCATACAAATGATAAATTTACCAATGCGCGCACGGAAAGCGAATCCGTGCGCACGGATGATGAAAGCGTGCGCACGGCAAGCTCACGGCGTGCGCACGAAACGTCAATTCGTGATACGTCCAGAGCCCCGCCAGAGCCAGAGCCAGAGCCAGAGCCAGAGCCAGAGCCAGAGCCAGTATTTAAAAGCTCTTGCGAGCCCGAGGAGAAGAAACCCAAAACTCCACACCCTGCGACGAAAGCTATTTCGGTTGCGGCTTTCGAAATCCACGAGAGGCATCCCCAGAAACGCAGAGATTGCTCCGCTGCCGTCGTTGAGAAAAAGCTCAAGGCAATTCTCCAACACCAGCACATTCCGGCAGGGGCTGCGGCCACATACATCGAAACCGTGAACCGGAACCACAAATCGCTCTGTGAGTCGGATGATTGGCTGAAGGAAGACGGAACATACGCGAAAGGGCTAGCCAACTGGTTAGCCCCGACGCAGTGCAGGTACGAGCACGGCAGCGCAAACGGAAAACCAAAAACAACAGACCGGAGATTATTTCTTTGACATTCAGCCAATCCGAAGTCCGAACCTACTACGCCCAACGCGTCCCGACAATGAACCTGACAACTCATCGCGAGTGGCGTGCCAAGTGCCCCGTTCACCAGGGGACCGACTTGAACTTCGCCGTCAACTCCGAGACAGGCCTCGCTCAGTGCCACTCGCAATGCGGCAAGGGGTGGGACATGATCTCGCTCGAGCAGGAACTTTCGGGTAGCGACTTTCCGCGCGCCAAAGACCGAGTCTGGGAAATCATCGGCCGTCCGAAGGTGCCATGGGAAGAGCGCGACTTCCAGGCCGTCTACGATTACACCGACGAAACCGGCAAGGTGCTGTACCAGGTGATCCGCAAGGTCGGAAAGAAGTTCGTGCAGAGGCGCCCCGATAACGGCGGATGGGTCTGGGGTCTCGGCGATACCCGGCGAGTTCCCTACCGGCTTGAGAAGCTCCGCAATGCGGATTTCTGCGTGATCGCCGAGGGCGAGAAAGACGTGCTTTCGCTCGAACGTCTCGGCCTCTGTGCCGCGTGCAACAACGGCGGCGCTGGAAACTTTAAGCCGGAGTTGGCGCAATACTTCGCCGGCAAGCACGTCGCGATATTCCCCGACAACGACGAGCCGGGCCGCGACCATGCGCTCAAAGTCGCCGAGCTTCTATCGCCAGTTGCGAAGTCGGTCAAGATTATCGAGCTGCCGAACCTGCCGGCGAAAGGCGACGCAACCGACTTCGTGAACGCGGGCGGCACGGTCGATCAAATCCGCGAACTGTACCGCAAGGCGCAACACTGGACGCCGGAGTTTCAGTTTTCTTCCAGCATCCCGGATGAAAACGACAAGTACGTCCGAAGTCTCCGCGATGAAATCGAGAACGCTAGCGGTGTCGAAGAGTTCTGGAACCTTACTCGGCTAATCGGACTCGAAACTCCTTGGCCTAAACTCAGTCGCGCAATCGGCGGCGGGATGCGGGCCGGTGAGGTGTATGTGATCGGAGCGAACCAAGGAGCAGGTAAAACCTCGATGGCTCTTCAGTTCGCCATTGCCGCCATGCGACGCAACCAAGGCCCGCTGCTGTTCTCGATGGAAATGGGATGGCGATCAATATTTCAGCGGATGGTCAGCATCGAGTCGCAAGTCAATCTCAACGAGTTTCGCGAAGCTCAGTACGCGCTTCGCCGAAGAGACATCGAGCCAGCCGAGAAAATGCAGGCACAAGAGTTTCTGGCCGTTACCGCGCCGATACTCGCTCACTACACTCGCGAGCTTGAAGCGTTTCCGCTGCTGGTTTCCACGAAGTCATCCGTTACGCCGGAGTACATCGTGTCCGAAACCGCCCGGCTACGCAAGCGCCAGAAGATTCACATCGTGATCGTTGACCACATGCAGCTCATGGGCAGCGAGAACGGGCCACGCAGCGAGTACGAAAAATTCACGGCCATCTCGCGAGCCATGAAGCAAGTCGCCATTGATATCGGAGTTCCGGTGCTGATTGTCTCGCAAACGAGCCGTCACCAGTCGAAAGAGCATCGCCACGAACTCGAAGTGTCCGACCTCCGAGGTTCAGGCGCAATCGAGGAAGACGCCGCCGGAGTGTTTCTGCTGTACGAGGACAAGGACGACAAAGACGCGGCTCTAGCTGCTGGCGGGCTGCGGTACACGCAAGGGCCGCTGAGATGCGTGCTGAAGATCGGCAAGAACAGATATGGCGAACAGGGTCGCTACATCGGCTTCGATCACCGCAAGACGTGTACCCGGTTTGATTTGGTGGAAGCATGAAAGCCTATTCGCTAGACGAGTACTGGGAATTGCTGGCATCGGAGTACGCAAGCGGAAAGATGCCGTGGATTGACCGCACATGGTACCGATTGGCGATACGCTGGCTGCAATGGCGGCTGAAGCGCGCATCGAAAAGGCGGACCAGGTGAAGCGAACGAACCGGAGTCAGCAGCGAAAGCCGGGGAGGTGGCGAAGTGAGCAGGCTTGGCGTCATCGAAGCAACTCCACCCTCACGCTGTGAGTTATGCGGCAAGGAAGATGAGCTTCGTCCATATGGGCCTAATGGCGAAAATGTATGCTTCGATTGCGGGATGAAAGACGAGGCTGCGGCCCTGCGTGGATTTCGCCGCGTAGTCCTGGGAGAATTCAACGCATGAGCTACACGCTGACCGCCGAGGAGAAAGCATTGGCGAAAGCACGCATGCTACGAATCTGCAAGACGCGTAAGCGAATTCCGTGCCCCTCCTGTCAGCGACCGATTCACCCGTGGGGCATGCGCACGCATCGCAAGTCTTGCGGGGCGAAGGCGAATACTCAGGCGGCTATGCCATGACCCCATGTCTCCCGTCGTGGGCGCAGATGCACCCAGTCCTGTCCGAGGTTATGTTTATATCCCTGACGGGCGCATTGCTGACAATCATGGTGTGGGGCATACGCCATGCTGTAATCTCGACCATTGTCGATGTCAAAAGCATATTCGGGAGAGATCGCTAATGACCTGCTGGCATCGCCCAGGCCTACTGTCGCCCTCAGGCAAGACCCGCACCTGTCGCCATTGCTACGTGGCTATCGAGGAATGCCCTTGCGCTCCAACGAAGCGCTGCGAGGAACCCTGCCCGGCCTGCGAAGGGTCGGGATGGGTCGCAATCTGGCGGGGAAGGGTAGAGAAATTCTCCGCTTACCTGGCGGACAGGGTATAATCGCAGGGTATTGAATCGCCGGGTCCACCGCTTGCTCCAACAGGCGGCCCCGGCGCTCTCTTGGAGGAGAGTAAATGAATCTCAAAAGCCTTGTAGTCCATGCATATCGCGGTATTCCAGAAGTGCATTCTTGGTCGTACTACACCAAACACAATCACCACTGGTCAGTCTGCGGTTACAATGCCGAAGGCTCGGCGGGCATCCCTGCGTTGGAAGACGCAGCGCCCGATACTGGCATCAGGGGAACGACCCGAGATTGGCAAAGTTACCTGCGCCTTTTGCCTCGACCTGATCGAAAACACGCAAAAACGTCAGGCGCTCATTCCAGCAGGGCGAGAGAGCGTAGCGATTACCGATTCTTGCTTCCGGGAAATCTGAAGGCTGAATTGCGACATGGATAATCGGCCTCCATTGCCTAACCGGGCCAGCGATGCGTGTTTCGACCGTTGCTACGAGTTTCCGGCACCGTGCGATTCGCCACCTGCCAGACCACCTGCCGATTGTTTCGGCTTGCAAAATGCGCGAAAACGGATATCATGAGCGCAATGCTATTGAGTTTATTGTACTTATCGGTCAACCTCGGATGCCTGGCCGTACTCGTGAGCGGTAAGTACTACCGGATGTGGCGATTTCTGGTCGCGCAAATCGCCGTAACGTGCTGGCAAGTCGGCGTACTGCTATTCGTCCCGGTATCAGACCGTGCCATGGCTATCCGGTGGTGGCTTCCAGGCGATATAGTACTTGTGGGCCTGTCGGCTTTGGCCGTACTGGAGGTGCTGTGGCGCAGTATGAGGGGATTCCCGGATCGATACCGATACGGCGTGTGCCTATCGCTGACGGCCGGATTCGTGTTTGCCGGCATGTCGATTCGATGGCTGCTGGATTTGCCGACATACGGCGACTGGTTCGCGCAGTTGAGGGCCGACCGGTCGGTCTGGAATCTTTGCATCGCAGGCGCGGCTCTGATTGCCGTAGGGGTAGCCAACACGTTCAACCGCGGGAACGATCCCCGCTTTGTGCGATTTCACGGGGTATTGGTGGCCGTGCTCGCCGCGGGACACGTCCTGCTGGCCGACATGACGCACTGGAGCCAATCGCGCATGCTCTATCGCTCGCTCGAAGCGGCCTGCTGCTTCGGCTGGATGATTAACGCGAATCTGTTGGGGCAGGAAGCGCAGTGGGCGGGACGTCTTGCCGCACATGCCCGGAATTTTGCAGTTGAGCCAGCACCATGTCCTCCAGTATTGCGAGCCTCCCCTCCGCCCGAGCGAGGCGGGTTTGGACGTCGTCGTTGGGTGGGACGGCATGCTGTTGAGATGCGCTCAGCCCCTTCAGAAATGCGATGATCGCAGCTCCGAAACTGGCGATGGACGCTGCCGTCTGCCACCAATGCACAACCGGCCCTTCTGCCATCGGTTCCTCCGGCCTGCACTGCTCGTCTTCGGGAATTGGCGCGCTCATTTGACCCTAGTCGCCGCGGCCAGTGTCAGGCGGTATCTGGGGAGGTTTGGTGGTGGCGGATTCTTCTTCCTGGCGCGTAGGGGGCGGCGACTTCGGCGGTTCCGGTTCGCACGGCGGGACTGGGTGCGGGTGCTGCTTCTGTTTCTTCATCGTGTGAATTATGGCACAATCGGGATTGACAATGGCCCGAGCTGAACGTTTCGACAGAGTTCTACACCAAAAGAAATTCCTCGCTGCTTTCAGCGAATGCGGAATAGTCAATTGGGCTGCGCGCTGGGCTAAGGTACATCGAACGAGTCACTACGTTTGGATGAACGAAGACCCAACTTATCCGGCAAGATTCGAAGAGGCTGAAAAGCGCGCCGCGCGTGGGTTAGTTGACGAAGCGACTCGCCGTGGCAGGTTCGGAGTATCGAAGCCGGTCTGGTACAAAGGCCGCGTGGTTGGCTATGAAACTGAGTTCTCTGATCGAATGCTAGAGCTTGTCATTAAGGGAGAACTGCCGCGTAAGTATCGCGATAACTCATCCGTAGAACTTACCGGCAAAGACGGAAAGCCACTATTCGGCCTCGATGAGGCAGACAGGATCATCGTTGATGGCGACGGCAGTAACTCCTGAGCAGAGGTACCGATCCTTCGTCGATCCTGTGCAGTTTAGCCGCACGTGGCTCAAGCGCCGATTGTGGGCGAAGCAGCAAGAGATCGCGGTTAGCGTACAGAACAATCTTCTTACCGCCGTCAAAGGGTGTCACGCTTGCGGGAAGACTTACGAGGCAAGCGGGCTGCCGCTCTGGTGGCTCATTCGCCACAAGCACGGCAAGGTATTTCAGACGAGTCCTACCCTTCGTCAAGTCAAGACGTTTTGGAAGGAGGTCAAACTGGCGTGGAACGAGGGCTACGTAAGTCAGTTACTCCCAGAACCAAGCACCACCGGACTCGAAGTAAATGAGGACAGGTACGCGCTCGGCGCAAGCTCATCGGCCGGCGTGAATATTCAGGGCTTCCACGGGCAAGATGTGTTGATCGTTGCCGACGAAGCGCCTGGAATCGATGCGGATATCTGGGATTCAATTGAAGGCATCCGCGCCGGTGGAAGAGTGCGAGTGCTGGAACTCGGAAACCCAGTTGTTCCCTCCGGTCACTTCTTTGACGCATTCGCTCGAGGTCGCGGTATCTATAATTGCATTAGTATCTCCGCATTCGACACGCCGAATCTGCAGGACGAGACAACGGGGCTACCGTTGACATTCGAATCTCTAATGGAAATGTCAGAGGGCAGGCTGAACTATTCCCCGTTCCCTTTCTTGATAACGCGTCGATGGGTGAAAGAGAGATATATCGTTTGGGGACCGGACCATCCGAAATTCCGCTCGCGCGTACTGGCCGAGTTCCCGAGCGAGTCGCCGTATCAGGTATTCCCGCTTGCGTGGATAGAGCGGGCCAAGCGCG